GTCCTGCCGGAGATCGGCAAGCTGGTGGTTTCAGAACGCGCCGCTCGCACCGGCCGCAACCCGCAGACGGGTGAAGAGCTGACGGTTCCGGCGTCTCGGGTAGTGAAGCTCAAGCCAGCCAAAGCGCTGAAGGATCGGGTGAATCATGGCTGAAACCACCGGAATGAAGGTAGGAGCCAGGGCCACCATCACCCTGGAATCGCTAGAAAAGGGGTTCCAGGTCGGGCTGGACTTTCACGGCGACAAAATGGGCGAAGACCCAACCATCGTGCAAGTCCTGGCAATGGTTGGGTGCGACGCCATCCGCGAAGCGATACGTGAAACGTTCGACGTGCAGCAGGAGCAATGCGTTAGTAGATCCAACCAAAAACACTAAGCGAAACGCCCCAGCCGGGGCGTCTGCCGGGCGTGGTGGCCCGGTACTGATGAGCAGCCGAATTCATAAAGCCAGGAGCCTGACAGCGATGACGGATGAGCATAAAAGCAGTTTCGAGTTGAACGACGCACCCTTGCAAATGTATGCAATTTATTCCGGACACCGGCTGATAACAGCGCCATACAAAGACTCCTGCGGCCAATGGGTGGCTCTGCGAGTTGAATGGAACGGAGGATTGCAAGGGTCAACCGTTCAACTTACCCGCGACGACGCTGTGAGGCTTGCGAAGAGACTTCTCGCAGCTGTAGACGGAAACGGCCAGGCTGACATGTTCTTTGAGTGGGAGGGCAGCCTTGAGTCTAGGATTTTTGATCCCACAAGCTGCCGCAACGGAGTCGCTAAATGAGCAACCGCAAAGGCGTACTCGCCCAGATCCACATTGCCCGTAAAGAGCTGGCGCTGGACGAAGATACCTACCGCCAGATGATCGCCACCGTTACCGGCGGCAAGCGCTCCTGCTCTGACTGCAACGTGGCAGAGCTGCACAAGATTGTGCAGCACATGAAGGAACGCGGCTTTAAGGCCAAGCCCCGGAAGCGCGTGGCGCAGTACCCTGGCAAGCCGCACAACCTGGACGCCCAGCCCATGCTGCAGAAGATTGAGGCCCTGTTGGCCGAGCTGAAAGCCCCGTGGAGCTACGCCGACGCCATTGCTAAGCGCCAGTACAAGATCGAGCGCTGCGCGTGGCTTAAAACCGTGGAGCAATACACCGGTTTGATTGCAGCTCTCGATGTTGAGCTGGAGAAGCGCCGCCTGCTGAGCGCGTTAGAGCGCTGTCTGAAAGATCAGAATCTAACGCTTGAAGACGCAGAAAAACAGTTTTCTGGCCTGCCGAAGAACTGGCGAAGAAACAGGAGGATGCTGGCTCGGTTGTGTGCCCACTACATGGGCTCGGACCAATGGTTGGAAGAGCACCGGAAAGGGGCGGAAAAATGAAACTAGGCCGCTGCCCCGTTTGCCATAGCCACCTGCACCTGGATGCGCTGATCCAGGACGACGCCGGCAGTGAGCTGCTGGGCCTGCTGTCCGGCCTCGGTCGGCCCCTGGCTAGGCCGCTGGTGCAATACCTGGCGCTGTTTCGTCCTGCAAAGTCAGACCTCAGTAATGCCCGAGCCCTGAAGCTGGCCCAGGAGGCGCTGGCCATTGCCGACCGTGACAGCCTGGTGGCGGCACTGCAGGACACAGTCCGCAGCCTGCATGAGAAACGCCAGAGAGGCGAAAACCACCCGCTCAAGAACCACAACTACCTGAAGCAGGTGCTGGCCAGCGTGGCACCTGACGCCCGCAGGCCAGCCGCCGAGGCAGATGGCGGCCGGCCGACGGTAACGGAGAAAAAGCAGGGCATGGAGGAAAGCCCCGAGGAGGCCCAGCGCAAGTGGGAAGCCCATATGCGCCGGCTTGGTGTAGACCCAAACCAGTATAAGGTGAAGAAATGACCGCTGAAGCTGAACTGCTGCCGGCCTCCATGGCCGATCTTGCGGAGGTTATTGGCCTGCCTGCCGTGCTGAAGCTGATGGACGCATTTGGAGGCACCGAGTTCTGGGTGCCCCAGCGAATGCCTCACCACCACCCGCTGGTGGACGCCGTAGGCGCAGAGGCCGCCCAAACCCTCAGCGAGTATATGGCCGGCGAGCGACTGAAAGTGCCCAGGGGCAAGCACCTGAAGACCGAGATCCGCAACCGCGCTATCCGCCGGGAGCGGAATGGCGGTGCCAAGCTGTCCGAGCTGGCGCTGAAGTACGAGCTGACCGATCGGCAGGTGATGAAGATCTTGAACGCCAACCCGGAAGACGACAACCAGGGAGACCTGTTTGAATGAATCTGGCCACCATGCCAGACAGTCAGCGCGCAGAGATTGAGCAAGATAAGCAGCGCTGGCACAGGGCCTGGCAAATGATTCGCACCATGCGCCCGCCAGAGATCCGCGCCTGGCTCGGTAGAATCGAAGATGAGGCGGAGCGAGATGATTGGCGCCGCAGACTGAACGCCATAAAAAACAAAGCCCGGCTGAGCGGCGCCGACCGCAAAAGGCGCCGGTAGCATGGGCGCACCCAGTCGTGGGTTTACCGGTTACGATTTTTGAGCCATCGTTAAGACCAAACAATGGAGGTAAGGCTATGAAGCAGTTTTTGGCAGTATTTGTATTTGGGCTTGCTCTGTCCTTCCACGCCGTGGCTGAGAGTTCTGACCTTGATCCCGGCATCAATTGGTCAGAAATGACCGAAGAGGATGCGTTCTACTGGAAAATCCAGAAGGATAAGCCGGCTTTTCGTCATGCGTGCGCCGTAGCACTTGCTGGCGGAGCGTTCGAGGAAAAGGCAGATATAGAGTCTCTATGCCAAAAGGCTCGCAACACCCCGGAGATAAAGGCTGCTATCGCCGCCCTGAAAAAAGCAATGGCGACAATGAACCAAGAGCGCCGGGAGCGACTGCTTAGCGGAGAGGCTCCCATAGGCTCACCCAAGGCAGCCGTTTACCTGGCATGGGGAAAGCCAAACAACACAAAACGCACTATCACCAAAGACATGGTTGTGGAGCAGATCATGTTTGATGATCGTATCGCGTTCATTGAGAGCGGCGTGCTCACCATGATTCAGGAGTGAGACGGGGCGCGCGCCGCCCCTTGCCAACCTTTCGAACCTGCCGTATTGTTCTCCTGCTCACACCCTAGCAACACCCCGAACCCTTGCAGGTTCCCGCCTCCCAGCCCGCTCCCTACTCTGGGAGCATGAAAAAAATACAGCTTTCTCCCAATTTCTATCTTCACGAGTTCACCCGCTCCCAGGCGGCCGCCCGCCATGGCATCGAGATTGAGGCGCCAGAGGGAAGCGAGGTGTTCACAAACCTTCAACACCTGGCTTGCGTGGCGCTGCAGCCGGCCCGGGACGCTCTCGGACCGATCTTTATCAGCTCCGGATACCGTCCTGAAGCTCTGAACACCGCCATCGGCGGCAGCCGCACCAGCGCCCACGTGCATGGCTGCGCGGCGGACATCTCCGTGGTCGGGCGCAGCCCGCTGGAGGTCGCCCAGTGGTTTGCCGAGAGCGAAATCCCCTTTGACCAGGTCATTCACGAGTTCGGCCAGTGGGTACACGTCGGCATGGCCAAACCGGGCGCAGAGCCGCGCCGGCAACTGCTCACCGCCGTGCGCAAACCGGGCCGGACTCACTACGTGTATGGCATTCACTCAGTGGAAGACGCATTGAGGATGGTGGCCTGATGGGCTGGAGCTGGGATGGCGTCAGAAGCCTGATTTCGAACACCGCGCCCATGCTGGGCGCGGCTTTGGGTGGCCCTGCCGGCGGGGCCGTTGGCGGCCTGATCGCCAAGGCCCTGGGCGTCGAGGAATCGCCGGACGCCATTGAGGCCGAGTTGCGCCGGGATCCTGCCGCACTGCTGAAGCTCAAGGGGCTGGAGGCAGACCTGGAACGAGCCCGCATCGAGACGCGGGGCCAAGTGGTGCAGGCAGAAGCCAAAGGCGAAAGCTGGCTTCAGCGCAACTGGCGACCGTTGACCATGCTCTGGTTCGGCGTACTGATCGGCGGCTACTGGTTCGGCTACACCCCGCCCAATCTCTCTGAAGAGTCCATTCTCTCGCTCTTCGGGCTGATGAAGCTGGGCCTGGGTGGCTACGTAATTGGCCGCTCTGCCGAAAAGATCACCCAGCACGCCACCGGCAGTGGTCTGTTAGAAAAGTTCGTCAAAGGGAAGGGCTAACGCCATGGATGAAAAGCAGTTTGAGCAGGCGCAAGCCCTCACCGAACGCCTGACCCAAGCAGGCATTGAGCAGGCCATGCAGTGCCACCTTGAGCCGCCAATGGAGATGAGCGGCCGGCGGTTCTGCCTTGATTGCTGCGACGAGATAGCCATGGCCAGGCTGAGCGCCAACCCTCGGGCAGTGCGTTGCGTAGACTGTCAGAACGACCACGACCGGAGGCACCGTTGATGGATCTTTCGCAGTTTGATGCCTCCTACGCCAAGCTGGCCCTGGACATTGCCCAGCTGGGCGGCCTGGTGGCGCTGGGGGTATACCAACACCTCACGAGTAAATCCAAGGCCAACGCCAGCGCCATCAACAAAGTTCGCACGGACCTGGAAGACTCGCAGGATCGCCTGGAAGAGCGAATCTCTCGGGCGGAGCGCCGGCAGGATGTGTTCGAGAGTCGCATGGATAATGCGCCAACCCACGCCGACCTATCCAAGGTTTACGACCGCCTGAACGACGTGGCGGAGGATCTTTCTTCTGTGGGTGGCCAGATGCGCGCCCTATCTCACCAGTTATCGATGGTCAACCAGTACCTGCTGAACCAGAAAGGAGGCCAGGGCCAGTGAATTACCAGGACTTCCAGACCGAAGGCCGCCGGCTCGGGATCTTGCGGATCCTCTCGCGGCGCAACATGTTCACCGCCAACGAGTACAGCCTGAACGACGAACTGGCCGGCAACTACGGCCATCACGTTAGCAAGGATTTGCTGCACAGCGATCTGTCCTGGCTTGAAGAGCAAGGGCTGGTTATGTGTCAGCAACCCCGAGCCGGCTGGCTTATTACCCTCACCACCCGAGGCAATGACGTGGCGGAAGGCCGCGCCAGGCAGCCCGGTGTTGCTGCGCCCAGGCCGGAGGTATAAGCATGCCGCCGCGCTCAAAGGTGTACGACTTGCCCCAGGAACTGCGAGACGAGCTGAACGAACGGCTGGTTACCAGCGGTTTCCAGGGTTACGAAGCCCTGACCGAGTGGCTTGCCGAAAACGGCTACAAGCTCTCGCGCTCCGCCGTGCACCGCTATGGCAGCGCCCTGCAGGAAGAGTTTGACGAAGCCATGAGCGCTGTGCGCAAGAGCACCGAGATGGCCAAGGCCTGGGCAGAGTCTGACGAAGACTCAAAAGGAGCGCTGATGGGCGCCACCTCCCAGATGGTTCAAAACCAGCTGATGCAGATCACCCTGGCGCTCAGCAAGGCTGAGCACGAGCCGGAGAAGGCCGCCAAGCATATGGCCACCGTTAGCCATGCCCTGGCTGATCTGGGCCGGATGACCATCAACCAGAAGAAGTGGGCGCGGGAGGTCCGCAAGGAAGTGGCCCGTGAGGCCGCCGAGAAAGCGGCAGAAGTCGCCAAGCGAGGCGGCCTGTCTGCCGAGGTGGTCAACGATTTGCGCCGGGAATTACTGGGGATTGCGTAGTGCCAAATAACCCGCTTTCTAACGTTCCAGCCGCCAACGCCGACGCTCCGCCGCCGGTGTTGTTGCCTTATCAGCAGGCTTGGATTGCTGACGACAGCCAACTGAAAGTCAGCGAAAAGAGCCGGCGAACGGGCCTCACCTGGGCCGAGTCTGCCGACGATGTGCTGATCGCAGCGGCGGCCAAGGGCGCCGGCGGCCAGAACGTGTATTACATCGGCTACAACCAGGACATGGCCATTGAATACGTGGAGGCCTGCGCCCTGTGGGCCAGAGTCTTTAACCACGCGGCCAGTGCCGTGGAAGAGGGCCTGTGGGAAGACGACAGCGACGATAAGCACATCAAGACCTTCACCATCCGGTTTCCCGACAGCGGCCACCGGATTGTGGCTCTGTCCAGTCGCCCCGCAAACCTTCGGGGTAAGCAGGGCGTGGTGGTCATCGATGAGGCCGCGTTCCACGACCAGCTCGGTGAGCTGCTGAAGGCCGCGCTGGCGCTGCTGATATGGGGCGGCAAGGTCCGCGTGATCAGCACTCACAATGGCGACAAGAACCCCTTCAATTTGCTGATCAACGACATCCGCGCCGGCCGGCGTAAGGGCTCGGTGCAGCGCATCACGTTCAAGGAGGCCGTAGCCCA